CCGCCTCCACGGCCGCGACCGCAGTGACCCGGCGCGCTGGGATCATCCAAGCGTCGGCCGCGTCGGTCGGCTTGAAACTCACCCGGGCAGCAGCAGTGACGGCGCGGGTGACCGCGTCGGGTGTCGGCAACGTACGCCGGGGGGCCGCTCGTACCGTGGCGGCGGCCGTCACCGCCGCGCAGAGCATCACGACCGCTCTGACCCGAACTCTCCTACTCGTCACGGCAGTTACCGGTGTTGGTGCGATGCCGCGCCGCGTCGGACGCCCGCTCCCCGTCACCGCGACCGGCAGCACCGGCGTACTGCGGGCACTCGCCATCGCCTTCCCCACCGCACGGACCGCGCAGGGCGCCCTCATCCGAGGACTCCAGAGCAGATTCGTAGCGGGAGCAGCGAGCAGCGGGGCACTCACACGCGGCGTGGGACGCCCCCTGCCGACGTCAACGTCCGCGACCGGCACGCTCAGGCGGGCCATCGCCCAGCGGTACACAGCCGTTGCCGCATCCTCCCCAACAGCCGCGCTGCGGGCAGCAGTTGCCCGTACGCTCACCGCCGCCGTCACCTCTACGCCCGCGACCACCATTCACGCCGTGGTCACTCGCACGTTCACCGTGGCGGTGAACAGCGCGGCCGGGCTCGGGCGCCGTATCGGGCGGCTCCTGACCGCAGCCAGCAGTGCGACGGCCTCGATGAGCGCGGGCGGCGGGAACGTCCGCACGATCACCCTGGCCGTCGCGAGCACCGCCGGGACCGCCCTCAACTTCTCCGTCAGCGCCACGTACGCGGTCGCCGTCGGAGCCGTCGGGGCGGTACAGAGGGCGGTAGCCCAGACCTGGACCGTCACGGTCACCGCCGTCAGCAGCCTCGGACGCCGTGTCGGGCGCACCTACACCGTGTCCGGTACGGCGATCGGCACCCTGGGGAGGACAACCGTCCGGTCCCTGTCCTTCGCCACCTCGGTCACCGCTACCGCCGGACTGACCATGGTCCGCGCCCTGTACGCGACGTACGTGGTCGCCGTCAGCGCGGCCGGTACGGTGAAGCAGGCCGTCGCCCGCACCTTCACGGCGGCCGTGGCCGCGACCAGCACGGTGTCCCGCGCGGCCACCGCACGGATGACGGCCGCCGTGGTGGCGGACGGTCGTCTGCGACGTGGTGTCGGACGGCTCCTGCCGACCGCAGCGACCGGAACAGGCTCGACGACCGTCCGGGCCGCGTACAACATCGTCCTGACGGCCGCTGTAGCGGTGTCCGGCATAATCAGCACGGTCCGCGCGCTCGTCCTCACTCTCGCGGCCTCCACGACCACCACCACGGGCCTCGGCCGCGCCGCCAGCACCACCCAGGCGGCCACAACGACCAGCACGGCCACCATCCGGCGCCGCGCCGCGCTCACCCTCACCACGACCGCGACGGCCGCCCGGTCCATCACCCGCTGGCCGTCCATCACCCTCACCGGCAACGCCACAACGACCTCCAGCGTCACGCGCGCTGTGGCCTGGACGCTCATGGCGCCCGCCACCGCCGCTACGGCGGTACGGATCGGTGTCGGACGGCTCCTGACAACCACCGTGACGACCACCGTGGGCCTCCTGCACGCCGCCGCGCTCACCCAGGCCGTGCGCGCGACCACCAGCGCAGCACTGACCCGGGCGGCCGCACTGACCGCCCGCGCCGACGCACTCGCCGGCGCCCTTGTGCGCCGGAACATCGCCCGGACCACCGCGGCCGCCGTCACCGGCACGGCGTCGACCAGCACCGTCCGGATCTTCGCCCTCCTCCTCACCGCAGCCGCCACGGTCGCGGTGAGTACGGGGCTGCAACTGACCCGTGCGCTCCGCGACGTCGCCCTGGAGGTCGTCGGAGTCGTCACCCGCTGGACGGCCAGCCAGACCGCCGCCACCTGGTCCGCGTGGCTGACCGGGGGCCGCTGGAACGCCGACGAATAGGAAGGGGGACGGGTGCAGAGCGTCGACCGCGACTCCCGCCAGTTCGTACCGGCCCAGGTCAAAGCCACCGTCACCGGGCAGCCGTACAACCCAACCGCCGACACCGTCGAGTTCGCGTTCACCGCGATCGGCGGACGGCCCGAGACCTGGTACCCGGGCGGCTGGGACGGCACCCAGCCCATCCCCGGCACCACCGAGTACCGCGCTCAGGTCCTCATCGGGCCCGGCAGCAACGGACCCACGCTGACCGCCGGGACGTACGCGGTGTTCCTCCGCATCACCGACAACCCCGAGCAGCCCGTCATCCCCGTCGGCCAGCTCAAAATCACCTGAGGAGTCGACAGTGGCCACCCCGCTCCCATCTGGCGGCCCCACCTGCCACGCCTGCGGCAACCCGGCCGTCGTCAACTGGCGTCGCCGACCGACCGATACGGAAGTCGCCGAGGTCATCGCCGACGAGGAAGCCCGCCGGGAATGGCTCTTCGACCACAGGGACACGCAACTGCCGGACCCCGAGTTCGGGCCGCTCCCGACCGGCGAGGGCATGACGCGCACCATCTACGGCTGCGCCCAGCACGCCATCACCCTCGACGCCGCCGCCCTCATCCACCGGAGCACGTGCACGGCGCCGGACCCGGACCAGGTGCCCGGCTGCAACTGCACGCCCGAAGTGCCCGTGCCTGAGGCGCCCCCCGTGGTGACCGATCCCCTCCCCGACCACTGGGTCACCGGCAGTTGATGCCCGAGCGTAGATAGGAGGCGCGCCCCAGATGAGCCTCCGCGATCGGTTCGGCAAGGCGTTCGGCTTCGGTGGGAAGCCCGCCGATGTGCAGGTGGCCGAGGACGCCGCTGGGATGTCCCAGACCCGGCCGTTCTCCCCGGGCGAGCCCCTCGCCCCGTACGACGGGTACAGCCGCACCCCGAGGTCCCAGGACTATGTAGCCGGCTACAACATCAGCGCGCGGCCGAAGAACAACGAGCGCGTCAGCTTCGACACGCTGCGCGGTCTCATCGACTCGTACGACATCGCGCAGATGTGCATCTGGCACCGGATCGACTCGATCCGCGCCCTCGACTGGTCCCTCGTCCCCGCCCGCGGTTTCCGGGGCGACGCGGACGCGGCCATCGACCTCGGCATGAAGGTGCTCAACAAGCCCGATGGGCAGAAGCTGTTCCCGACGTGGCTCGCGGCCTGGCTGTACGACATCCTCGCGTTCGACGCCGGCGCCCTGTACCGGCGCCGGAACCGGGCCGGACGGCCGATCGGCCTCAAGGTCGTCGACGGCACAACGATCGCCCCCCTGCTCGACTACTGGGGCGACAGCCCGGAGGACCCGGCCACCGCCTATGTGCAGTACGCGCAGGGCCTGCCGTGGAACGACCTCAAGCGCCGCGACATGGTGTACGTGCCGTTCCGTCCCCGCTCGAACAGCCCCTACGGGTACGCGCCGTTGGAGTCCATCCTCCTCAACGCGAACACGGACCTGCGGTTTCAGGCGTACTTCCTCCAGCGGTTCACGGACGGCAACATTCCGGCCGCGTTCGCGAGCGCGCCTGAGGGCTGGACGCCTCAGCAGATCGAGGAGTTCCAGGGATATTGGGACGCCTTCCTCATGGGCGACCAGGCGATCAAGTCGCAAATCCGGTGGATGCCGGGCGGCGGCAAGATCGAATGGTCGAACGAAAAGGAGTTCTCCGACGGCTTCTCCCTGTTCCTGATGCGGAAGACGTGCGCGGCCTACCACGTCGTCCCCCAGGACTTGGGGTTTACGGAAAGCGTCAACCGGTCCTCCGGAGAGACCCAGGGCGACGTGCAGCACCGCGTCGGTGACCTGCCGCTCGCCAACCACATCGAGGGCATCCTCACCGGTTTCCTCCAGGACGACATGGGACTCCCGGTCGAGTTCCAGTTCGACACCGGACAGGAGAAAGAGGACCGGCTCGCCCTCGCGCAGGCGTGGGAGATCTACATCAACACCGGCATGGCCAGCTCCGACGAGGGCCGAGAGGAACTCGTCGGACTGCCCGCCGACCCGCGCCGTCCCACCCCCCGGTTCATCAACACCACCCAGAACGGTCCGGTCCCGCTGCTGTCCCTCGACGGACTCGGCGGCACCATCGACCCCGAGACGTTCGCACCGAGCGAGGACCAGGTCATCCCGGCTCTGCCCGCTGTTCCGGCCGCCGGGGTCATCGCCGCCGCAGGCACCACCGACGCGGCGTCCGTCGACGCGGCCCAGGACGCCTACCAGGCCACCGTGCGGCAGACCGCCGCACAGCCTGCGGCGATCTCCAAGGACGACGCACCAGCCGCCGCCCCCGCCACCCCGGGCATCACCGCCGACACCGGCATCTACGGCCACGACCTCGACAAGCCGGAGGACGACGATGAAGCCGCGCTGACCAAGCGGGAGTTGGTCAGGAAGGAGCTGTCGGCGTTCCGATCGTTCCGCAAGGGGCGCCGCCGCTCCGGTGCCTGGCGCGACTTCACCTTCCAGCACGTCGAGCAGCACACCGGCCACCGCCTCAACCAGGGTGGCCGCGCCGACGTCCGAAAGGACGCAGGAGAGATCGCGTGCGCCGGCCTCGCCATGCAGGCCCTCGACACCGGCCGCGTCCTCATGCTCCAACGAGCGTTGGACCCGGACGATCCGGCCGGCGGGACGTGGGAATTCCCGGGCGGACACCTCGAAGGCGATGAGTCCCCGATCGGGGGCGCCATCCGCGAGTGGTCCGAAGAAACCGGGCTGATCCTGCCGTTCAACGCGGACGCCATCGCGGCCCTCGCATTCGGCAACGGCAGCGGCTGGACGTCCGGCATCTACGCCGGATTCGTCTACCCGGTGCCGTCCGAGTCCGTGCTTGACCTCAGCCGCCGCGACCAGGTGTCCAACCCGGACGACCCGGACGGCGACTGCGTCGAGGCCGTCGCCTGGTGGGACCCGACTCAACTGCGGGACAACCCCTCCGTACGACCGGAACTCCTCGCCGCGCTCGGCGACGTCCTCGCCGCGCTCGGCGACCCGAACAGCAGCGGTGCGGCATGCCCGTGCTGCTCCGGATCGGGCGAGCACGGCAACGGCTGCGAGTGCCTGCACTGCGACGCCTCCGGCGAAGCCGCTGGAGGCTCCGGCCCGGTGCCCTGCGAGGGCGCTCTGGCCGATGTCACCGTGACCGACGGCATCTACATGTCGACGTGCCCGTGCGGCACACCGGTTCAGTACGACGACATGGACGGCTGGGAGCACACCGACGGCTCGATGGGCCACGAAGACGGCGAGACCGTCGTCGACAAGATGTGGAGCATCGCCAAGGCGTCCCGCCCAAAAGGTGACGGCGTCGGCGGAGGCTCGGACCGGTGGCCCGGCTGGAAGATGGACCTCAAGGCCATCGCCCACTGGGTGCCCCGGATCATCGACGCCCTCCGCGGCGCCGTCAACGCCCGCAGCCTCGTTGACGCGTGGCTGGCCCTGAATCCGACCTCCAGCAAGAGCCGCAGGGCCGACCGCTTGGCCGACCTCAACGGTCAGGCGCAGAAGTGGCTGGAGAAGAACGCCCCCGATATCGCGGCCGCGATCGAGAGCACGCTGCACGGTGTCTACACCGACGGCTACTTGATCGGTGCCCTGTCCGCTGAGGCGGCGATCACCGCAGGTGGCGTCGCCATCGACTGGGGGGCCTGGAAGCCGGGCGACACCAAGGCGGCTCAGCTCCTCCTCGGACCGAGGGGGGACGGCGCCGGGCTGGAGATCCTGCTCCGCGACAGCGGCGTGACCATCAAGTCCATCGCCGCCACCCGGGTCAAGGCCCTCGGGATGGTCCTCGCTGACGGCGCGCTGCGCGGTGACAGCGCGGACCGGATCGCCTCGGACATCGAGGGCCTGCTGTCCAACGTCAGCCGTGCCGAGATGATCGCCACCACCGAACTCGCCCGCGCCGTCTCCCAGGCCAGCCTCCGCTCCTACATCGCGAACGGCATCGAGTTCGTCGAGTGGGTGTCGGCAGGTGACGGCCGCGTCTGCAACCTCTGCGCGGACAACGTCGAGGCCGGGGCAAAGCGGCCCGGCACCTTCTTCCCCACCGGCCAGACCGCCCCGCCCGGACACCCGTGGTGTCGCTGCGCCCTCGTCCCTGTGATCGGAGGCATGTGATGCCCGTACCCGAACAGCGCTACGTCCTCGGCGTGGCCTACCAAGCGGGACCCGACCCGATGATCAAGCGGGGCGCCGACGGCGGCCGTGACTTCTTCTCTGCGGAGGAGCTGGAGAAAGCCGCATGGGGCTTTCTCCAGAAGGGCGCGGCCGTTGGCCTCGGTCACGTCGACGGCACGGAGGGCGCCGCCACGGTCGTCGAGTCCTACATCTACCGGGGCCCGGACTGGCCCCTCGGCAACGGCGTCGTCGTCAAGTCCGGTGACTGGTTGATCGGCGCGATCCTCTCCGAACGCGCCTGGCAGCTCTACAAGTCCGGGCAGATCACCGGCTGGTCACCCCAGGGCGCGGCTCGACGCATCACCCCCCGGAGTAGCTGATGCCCACACCCCCTGACGACGCGTTCACCGAGCTGGTCGACGCGGACATCGACCGCGTCGACCTGGTCGACAAGGCCGCGAACGGCCTCACCATCCTCATGGCCAAGGCGGAGGAAGGCGAGACCCCCACCGGGCTCGTCGACCCCGACACCATCCGCGGCCTCATCGGCACGACCGTCACCCCCGACCTCGCCCGCGGCATCGTCGGCAAGACCGCCGAGCCCGCGGCTCCGGCGGCTACGGCTGACGACCCGGGCTGGACGGTCACTCTGACCGGCCGCCCCGGCTACGAAGCCCTCGCCTCCCTCCTCACGAAGCACGGCGGCCACCTGGTCCCCGACATCATCACGAAGGACTCCGACGTGGCCGCCGAAACCGACCTCGACCCGACCAAGATCCTCGCCGAGCCCGAGGGCAGCGCCCCCGGCAGCCCGGACGTCCCCGGCTCCCCGGCGTGGGAGGCCGTCGACGCGGCCACCGCCCGGAAGTGGACGGCCATCCTGTCCCGCGCCAAGACGGCGATCGAAGTGATGGCCGAGCGGGAACTCCTCGAACCCACCGACGGCGACCCCGACGACTTCGACTCGGTCATGGACCTCGGCGACGCGGCCTGCGCCATCGACTACGCCATCAGCGTCCTCGCCCCGTTCGCGGTCGACGAGCAGGCCGAGGTCGACAGCTTCGAGGCCCTGGAGGCGATCGGCAAGGCCGCCCTCGACGGGCTGTCCGGCCCGCTGGAGGTCGTCGAATCCCTCGGGCAGGTACGGAAGGCCGGCCGGTCCCTGTCCGCCTCGAACGAGCGCGCGATCCGGGAGGCCGTCGAGTCCCTCCAGAAGGTGCTCGCGTCGCTTCCGGCCGCCCCTGAAACCCCGGAGAGCGGCCAGCCGGTCGCCAAGAAGGAGCACGCCATGCCGGAGACCGGCACCGCACCCGAGACCACCGTCGACACCCCGGCCGTCGCGCCGGACGCGGTCGGCAAGGCCGACGGCGAGGGCAAGGCGCCGATGGTCGCCGTCTACGACGCCAACGGCAAGCTCGTCGGCATCGTCGACCCGACCGAGATCACCCCGATCTCCGGCGCCGACGCGGACGACGAGCCGGAGCCCGACGCCCCGGCAGCCGTCGACGACCTGGAGCCCGCTCCGGCCGCCGCAGTCGGCGTTCCCGCTGAGGGCGTCGCCAAGGACGCCCCGGCGGACGACATCACCAAGACCACCCCCGGCACCACCCCGGACGTTTCCCAGAGCAGCGACCTCGCAGAGCTGGTCAAGGGCATGCTCGACGAGCACAGCGCCACGCAGACAGAGCTGATCACTAAGCAGAGTGCAGCGATCGTCGAACTGGCGGGCGTCGTCGAGACCCTCAAGGGCCGCATGCAGACGCTGGAGGAGCAGCCGGCCATGCCGAGTGTGTTCGCGAACGGCGCGCAGCCGATGCTGCGCGGCCAGAACAACGGCGCATCCCAGATCGACGTGGCCAAGGCCCGCGAGCTGAAGAGCACCCTCTACACCGGCACGGCCCCCGAGCAGAACCAGGCCGCGATCGAGATGCAGCAGGGCGCCATCGCCGAACTGGCGCGAATCCACAACGGCGGCTGACCGCCGCACCTTCCCCACCGACTCCCGAACCCCCGGAACGCAGACGCGTCCGGGGGTTTTTGCATGCCCAGGAGGCATCCCCGTGAGCGCTGCTCTCGAAAGCATGACCAACGAGACCCTGGCCGAGATCGCCAAGGCGCAGACGGTCGGTATCACCACCGGTACCGGCGTCTACTCGTACGACCTGTCCGGTCTGGTCTCCCTCATCCCCGTCAACACCCCGTTCCGCGACCGTGTCCCGCGCAACAAGAGCAGCGACGGTAACCCGTTCGCGAACTGGCGCGCGATCATGGACACCACGGCGGCCCAGCCCGACCCGTCCATGGGCTTCGACTACGCGGCCAACGAGGTCGTGTTCAGCGAGCAGGACTTCCAGGCCCGCTACAAGCCGACCGGCCTGGCCGGTATGGCGACCCAGGACGCGTTCGACCTGGCCACCGGCTACGCCGACCCGTTCCAGATCGCCACCTTCCAGACCCTCAACCAGGTTCTGATCGGTGACGACAGGAAGCTGATCGGCGCGCAGAGCTTCGCTCTCACCCGTCCGGCCGCGCCGACCATCGTGCAGGCGGCGACCGGCGGCACCATCGGCGCCGTCGCCGTGTACGTCGGCGTCGCCGCGCGCACCGGCTCGGGCTACTACTACGGCTCGGGCAACAGCCAGGGCAACAGCGCGTCCACCACGTTCGGGTCCGGCAGCACGAACAGCCTGACCGCGACCGTTGGCGCCGTCCGTGGTGCGGTCTGCTACGACTGGTTCCAGTCGGCCAACGGGTCGACCTGGTACTACTACACGACCACCACGGTCAACACCGTGCAGATGACCAAGGTCATCGGTGCGAACCAGGCGCTGCCGTCCGGGATCGCCGTCCCGGACCTGACCAGCAACTGGAAGGGCGTCGCGGCCACCGTCCCGACCATCAACACGGCGGCCGACAACGGGTCGGCGAACGCCGCCGACTACGACGGGTTCCTCGCGTCGCTGTCGGGCGACTACAACACCAACGGGCAGTGGGTGCAGCCGGGCACCGCCACCGCCAACCCGTCCATCTACAAGAGCCTGGACGGCGCCGCGCTGACCCTGGCTGGAGGCTCGGTCCAGGAGATCGAGACGTACATCTTCCTCCAGCTCTGGAACCAGATCAAGGCGTCCCCGACCGCGCTGATGATGAACGCGGCGCAGGCGCAGGAGATCGCGAACCTGATCCTCGGTTCGACCTCCGCGACGACCTTCCTGAACACCGACTCCAGCGGCCGCATCAGCGTGACCGCCGGCGGCCGGGTCGGTGA